TGCTTTCCTCTATGGTCGATACTTCTTTAGCGGTTAATGCCTTTTTGCGGTGCGTTTCGTTCTTTACCTTTGGGGCGTGAATGTTCGCCGCAATATCCGGGTAAAGGTTGTTTGCAGCTGTCCAGCGGAAAAATTGGCAAACGCTGCGCAAATACTGTGCTACCGTGTTAGGCTTGCAATTTATCTTTATCGGGTTGCCGGTTGCATCCGTTCTGTATTTCCAGCCGGTCACGGGGTCAAGGGTTATCGCCTCATGCTCTGCGGTCAGCCATTGCCGATATGAAATAATATCATTGCGCTGCGGGTTCCTAACTGCCGCATATTTCAGCCATGCCATAAACTGCCGCAAATTGGTTAGATAACTGCGGGTTGTCTTTTCGCTGCGGTCTATCCATGCTACAAAGTCATTAAACAAGCCGGGGTTAAACTCCTGCGCCGGGGTTAGTTCCTGCCGGTTGTAAATCGTGATAGCCTCCATTGCTGCGCCCTCCTGTCCTTTTCCTTTTTCTATTATAGCCGGAACGGGGGCAAATTGCAATAGCCTTTTGCACTTCTTGTGTAAATTATTTTTTGCTATGGCTCCTGCATCTTTTGCGCCAATAAAAAAGAGGCTTGCCCGCCTCCGGGTTCGCCTCCTACTGCGCTGGTTATTGGTTAGCGGGTCAGTAAATACCATGCCGCATTGGTCAGAATTAACGCCGCCGCCATAATGCCGCATAATATCTGCATCCGCTTTATATTGCGCTCTGCCCTTGCCTCTGCTGCCTCATGCACGATAAAAGGCACATCCGGGGCTTTCCGTTCATTGTCCATGCTGTTTCACCTCCTGTATTGCCCTCTGTGGGGCGTTCTGCGGCCTTTTCCCGGCCTCTATGGGTAAATCATCGGGTGCGGGTCAAACGCCCGTTAAAAGCCGTTTTGCGGCCTCTGCGCTAAAGTTTCAGTATCCGCAATATTTCTGCCCGTTCCTCCGTGGTCAAATCATCGCATTGCAGCGCATAATAAAGCGCATCCCTAATTTGGTTATCGGTCATGCCTGCAATCATTTCCCGGAAAAGGTCGTTATACATCCGCTTATAGCCCCGCAATAGCCCGGTTTCTGCGGCTAAATACTCTTGCATCGCCCGCCGCATTGCCTTTGCCCTGCAAAACTGCCGTTGCAGCGGGGATAGATTAGCCAAAGTCAAAACTAAACGGGTCTTTGCTTTCGTTCCGGCTTTGGTATTCGTCATGGGTCAGCCGTTCCGCAAATTTGCCTGCATTGTTTAGGATTGTTTGCGCCGCCTGCAAGCGGATTGCCGGGTTATTGTCTTTATCGGTCATTATGTCCGCTACCGTGTCGATTGCCGCCGATAGCTTTTCATTGATAGTAAATACCGCCTTGCGGATAATGTCGTTTTTAGCCTCCATGTATTCGGCTCTAAATTCCCGGTCGTTCATGCGGTCGTAAATCGTGCGGGGCGTGGTTCCAGCTGCCGCCGCCGCATCCTTTACGGTTCCATGCTGCAACAATGCCGCTATGATTTCCTCATTGCTAACGGCCTTTGTATTGGTTTTAGCCATGTAATGCGCCCTCCTGCAATTCTATAAAATCCGCTAAAGATAATGCTATCATCCATTGCCGCCGGTTCTGCCGGAATATAACAACGGGTTTCCCGTCCTGCATCCGCTCTGCATCCGCTGCGGCCTGTTCATACCATTTGTTTAGTTCTATCTTTTCATGCCGTTTGCACTCTATATGCAAGCCGCTAATGCCGGTTATATCGGGTTGTTTCCCATAATTCAGCGGTTCGCCCGGTCGGGCATCCGTCAAGCCGTGTTCCCGCAAATAGGCTGCAAGTTCAATTTCTGCCCTGCGGCCTTTGGCTTGTGCGCTGCGCCCGCTCATATTGGCAAATTCTCCATTGTTGCAATGCAGGCGTTCCGGGTTTTATGGATTTCTCCCGCCCGGTGCAATAGGCTTTTGCAATACCGCTGCATTTCCTCTTGATTAGCCGCTAAGAAATAGCCGGGGTTGCTACCGGTGCTTGCGCAAATTGGCTTGCCTGCCCTGCGCTCCCGCTCAATAGCTGCGGTCAAATCCCTTGCGGTAATGTTCAATAGCTTGCAAATCTCTTTGCCGGTTCGGGCGTTCTCTGCGCCCTCTGATAAGATTTCAAAAATCAAATTGCTGCGCCTCCGTGGTTACATCGCCGGTGCATCTGCGGGAGCGGGTTTAATTGCCGGTTCCTGCGCTGCCGCCTCTGCTGCTTTTTTAGTCCAATATCTTTCCTGCTGCGCCTTTACTTTGTCGGGGTTCTGTTTCGCCCATTTTCTTTTATAGGCTCTGCGGGCTGCTTTGGCCTGTTCGTTCATTTTGCATTCCTCCTGCACTTCTTGTGCGGCTCGATTTCGTCAAAACTTCTTGCACATATTATAGCATGATTAAGCGGAAAAGTAAAGGATATAGACAAGAAATAGCCCCATTTATCAAGGGTTTTCCAAAATTAGCCGCTCTCGCAAAACGTTTTTTCTAACATCACCCGCCGGTCGGCGGCAATGCCTCTTTTTGCTCTGATAGGGGGGCTATCGGGCGGGGAAAATATTTTTTTATACATCACCCGCCGGTCGGCAAAATAAAAGCGGGTCAGCCGTTGCAGCTGCCCGCCCTTTGTGTTTATTCCTCTTGTGGTTCTATGTCGTTCACGGCCTGCAATGCCTCCTGCAATGCCTTTTCAATGCGCCGGTATCCGTTTAGGTTCCGTGTCAGCTGCCGCCGCAATTTGTCGTTATATTCGACCTGCATCTGTTCCAGCCGGTGCGCCGCTATCGCTGCATTATCCGTTAAAAAGGATTGTTGCGCTAAATCTGCATAAACGCTATCAAGGGTCTGTTTTGCGGCCTCCGTCCATGCTGCATCATGGGATAAAATGCCGATAGCCCGCAATGCCGTATAAAGGATAGTTTCCGGGGCGTTGCCCTGTTCCAGCTGTTGCAATATGCTTGCCTTTAGCCCCTCTACCTGTTCCCGCTCCTGCATCTGCTCCCGATAGCTGCGGGCGGTTTCGTCAATGGCCTGCCGCTCCCGCTCCGGCTCCGGCTGCGGGTGCTGCGCCGCATACTCTGCTAAAGTCGTTCCCATTATGCCGCCCCCTTTACAGTTTGCGCCCCGCTTTGGGCGTTGTGCTGGTTGTCGGGGTAAAGTCAAGTTCTGCGCTGCTGCACTCCGTGAAAAGGTCGTTAGCCGGGTAATAATTGAAATAGCAAGAATAGTTTGCTATGCCGTATCGGTTTTTTAAGCAACACAATTCTATCTTGCGTGGGTCTGCTGCTTTGGCCTCTTTGATTTTCTCCCGCCGCTCTTTTATGTTGTTCTGCTTGTCAAAAATCGGGTCATTAAGGCATTGCAGCTGCAAGCCCCATATAACATCGGCGGTAAATTCAATGCCGCCGCTTTCCTTTAGGCTTTCAAAATCTATCGGGGTCAGATAGTTTGCCCGGTTCACGCTGCTAATAATTATCACGGTCAAATCAAGTTCACGGCTAATGCGTTTCAATTCGGTAACGGTGCTATCTACCGTTTCTTTGGTTGTCTGCCGCTTGCTATCGTCTGCCGGTTGCAATATCTGCAAATAGTCAACTATCGCAATAGGCCGGGTTCCGTTCCGTTTCACATACTGCCGGATATAATCGCCAATAAAGGAAATATTGCAGGCAAAATTGCCCTCTACAATGCTAATGCGGTCAGCTACCGCCGCTTTGTATTCCTGCGCCGCATCCAGCACTTGCCGGGGCAAATAGCCCTTGCGGATTGATAGGCTTGTAACGGCCTTTTCTCTGTCCTTTTGGGCTGTCCTGCGGGCAAGGCTCTTGCTAACCAATTCAAGCCGGGATTGTTCCAGCGAAAAGAAAATAACATCGTTCCCGGCCTCTGCTAATTGGTCTGCTAATTGCAGCGCAAAACTTGTTTTGCCTAAAGAGGAAATAGCCGCTAAAACATAAAGCCCGGAATATAGCCCGCCCGCCTGCGCATCAAGGTTAGAAAAGCCGGTTTTCTTGTCGTTCTTAAACCGTTCTATTTCGCCGGTCATTAGGCTGTCAATATAATAGGCCGTGTTATCCGGCTTTGCTGCGGTCTGCCGCTGCGCCTGCGCTATGGCTGCTATAAACGCCTCTTTGCTGCCGGTCAATGCCTCGTTAGGGTCTTTGTATCCGGCGCAAATATCGGCGGTAATAAAGCTAATGTTTAGCCGCTGCAATCCGGCCTTTAGCGTTGCCGTTGCCTTTTGCCCCCGTTCGTCATTATCAAGGAACAAAATCAAGGTTGCCGCCGTTCTGCGCTGTTCCAGCTGCTTTATTAAGGCATCCGCATTTGCTGCGCTGTTCAAGGCTATTGCAGCTGCGCCCGCCTCAATAACGGATAAGGCATCAAATGCGCCCTCTGTTACAAAGATTTCTTGCACTTCTTGTGCGTACAATATCCGGCTATTGAATATTGCCGGGGTGCTGCCTTTGGGGTTCAGCTTTGCAAAGTCTTTTACTCCGTCAATCCTGCGCCCGATATAATGCCCGGTGCTGGTAGGAATGATTAGCCGGGGGCAAGGGTGGTTTGATTGCGCCGGGTCTGCTGCGGGGTCATATCCTAACCAATACGCCGCCGCCGTGTCTATGCTAATGCCCCTGCTTTGCAAGTATGCAACGGCTGCGGGGTCGTTTAGCCTTGCCCTGCACTCCCGATAATAGGCCGTATAATCTGCCGTGGCCTCTGTGGGCGTTTCTGCGCCGTTCTGCGGGGTTTTCGCATCGTCTGAGGGTTTTATATTCCCCTGCCCGCTAAAATCGCTCTGCGGGCGTTCTACGGGGTCATTTTTTGGAGCGGGCGCAAAATCTGCCGCCGCCGTGGGTCTATACGGGTCAATCGTTATGCCGATTTCGTCAGCCAATAAAGATAAGGCCGTGTTATAGTCTGCGCCGGTCTGTTCCCGGTATAGGTCGATAACATCCCCGGAACGGTTGCAGGCGTGGCAAGTAAAAGTATTGGTATCATAAACTTTCAATGCCCCGGTTCCGTGGCTCCCGGTTCCGCTCCCGCAAAACGGGCAACAATATAGCCCGCTCTTTGATTTCGTCAAATAGTCTTTGCAGCTAATCCGGCTGCGGATTTCCTGCCTTGCGGTTTCTCTGTCCATTAAAAATAAATCCTCCTGCCCTGCGGGCTTTGTATTGCATCCGCTCCGGCATCGTGTTAAACTGCAAATGCCGTTGCGCTGCGCCTAAAGTGTTGACGGTTCGGGCGGGTTCCCCCTCTTGCCGGTTGGGGTTCCCGTCCTTTTATTGTTTACTCCCCCGGTTCCGTCTGCGGATTTCGGCGGTTTTCGGCATCCCCTCCCCCTGCCGCAATTTGGCTGCGCCTCTTTTTAGGGTGTCGGAAATGTCGGGATTGCTCCCCCGGTCGGGTCTATCGCCCCTTTGAATTTAGCGAAAATTTGCGTGGCGTT